TATTCACAATATTTCTAAGCAAAAATTACCAGTTACAAAAAAAGTTAAGCTCGTTAAAGATACATGTGAAAGACAAGAGATAGAGGATTTTATAAAGAATGATTCTTCTGCATTGAATCCACTCATAAAACTGTTGTTGAAATGTCGAATGTATGTTGTTCTGATTTATCTTAAAAAAATACAGATGTTATTACAACATTTATAAGAATAATTGAAAGGTATGGAAAGTACTTGTGAATAGCAGTCGCTTTATCTCAGAGAAAATCTATTTATTTACTCTTTTTATTTGGGTATTATTTGCATCTCTGGTAACTACAACTTATTTTGTAAGGGTGGATGGTTTTTTGTCACTCTATCGTATCTTGCTATATTTTACAATAGTTTTGATTACGATAAAGGAACTCATTAATCTTCCTGATACCATAAATTATTTCAGATACCACTTGAAGGAATTAATAATTTTCCTATTATTTACCTTGACCATGTTAATTGTGTCAAAAAATCGAGATGGTCTTCCTGATATTAATGTTTTGCTGTTGGTTTTTTCAGCTAGGGATATAGAGTTCAAGAAGTTATTAGGGACTTTCTCCTTCGCCACCTTTTTAGTGCTGTTTGTAACTATTCTAGCTAGTAAGATGGGCATTATTTCTAATATGTTGATGAGTGCTGATAGTGGTTATCGTTATAGTTTAGGATTTAACTATGTTTCCTTTGCTTCTCAACGTATGTTTTTTGCCCTATGTAGCTATCTTATGTTTAGAGGAAAGAAGGTTACTTATATAGAGTTGTTAGCTCTACTATTTGCTACGTTTTATATGTACCAACAGACCTCGACCTCAAGTCCACTTTATCTAAGTATTTCTTATTAGCAGTATTTGATCGTTGTAAAGCGACTACAGGGATTAGTTTTGACACTGAGGTATCAGGTACTTCTTATTATCGTTATAATCAATTAGCTGAACGATTTGAACATGCTTCTCAAATTGACTTTGAGAACACTGATCGTTGGACGTATACTACCAACGTTGAGATGTATGGAGATGAGTGGTGGTCTTCAGTAAAAGATTATTGTGATGCGAAAGTGGAAGCTCGTAAAGAGACAGAATGGACTACCCCAATGGTAGATAAAGATGGTAACTATATTAAAGGGTTTATTCCAACCGTAGCAGAATGCGATAGTTTATCTTCTTTAAATATCAAATCTGTTGAAGATAAATATCTTGATTTATCTGCTGGTGATACCAAACGAAATATGGAAGATATGGCGAGTATGAAAGCCAAGACCAAAATCGTTCGTGATATGCCTGTGGTGTGTAACCGTAGTGGTCTTTATCTTATCATGACAGCTCATGTGGGTAAAAAATTTGATTTAGACCCTTATAACCCTTCCATGAAACGACATCAATTCCAAAAAGGTAATCGTACTCTTAAATACGTTCCAGAACAATTCGACTATTTGATTAATAACTATTACGATATTATTGATGCTCGTCCATTGATTAATAATACTACAAAAGCCCCTGAGTTTCCAAGACATCAAGGTGATGATGTTGCCGGTGATACGGATTTAGTAGAAATGACCATTACCATCGTACGTGGTAAAGGGGGTGGTTCAGGGATGACCTTTCCATTGATTTCTTCTCAAGCAGAGGGTATCTTAGCGGAGTTATCTCAGTTCTGGTATTTGAAATGTTGGAAAGAAGACAGTAAGTCACCAGGTTGGGGATTAGAGGGTAATCTTCAAAATTATTCTTTAATCATTTATCCTGAATGTAAATTAAGTCGTACTACGGTAAGGGGTAAAATCGATAGTGATGCGAAATTAAGAAGAGCATTACAAATCACCTGTGATTTACTCATGTTACATCATATCGATCAAAAGAAAATCCCTGCTGAGTATCGTGAACGTATTTGTGATATCAAAACGCTATATAACGATATTAAAGCATTAGGATATGATTGGGATGATATCTTAGAGAATACCATTGGTGAATGGAAGTTCCGTGAAGAATGCCAAGAGAAACCTACTTTAACCATTTATGACTTGTTAAATATCCGTGCTGGTGTATATACACCGTATTGGAAACAAGAAGCTTGGTTAAAAGAGAAACGTAAGGATATGGCACCATGATACAATTAAAAGAACGAGTATATCACTTGATTGCTGAGTACGATCAAGATTTAGCTTGTTTGTATCAAAGACAATATCGTCCTACACCGTATATCATCAGTGATATCAATCCAAGAAAGAGTATCGAAAGTCAATCTCAATTTTGGTTATCACTGTTTTATACGTTAGAAGATGTTGAGATTACGGATAAAGCCAAGGTGTTAAATGTTCTTATGAATACTTCCATGAAACTCAATATGGATACGTGGTTAACGGAATTTGAACAACAGGCATTACCTGTCTTTATACAGCATATACGTTATCATTAAGTTATTATACAAGGAGTAGAGAGGTAGGATATCCTACCTCTCTATTTTTAGGAATCATCATGTCAATTAAATTATTAATTGCTGGTAGTCGGAGTTTTACTGACTATGAGCGATTTAAAGTCTACGTGAATAAGTTTATTCAGGGATTAGATAAAAAAGAAATTACCATCATTGAAGGTGGTGCTAAAGGTACGGATCGTATGGCACGTGAGTATGCTATTGAAAATAATATTCAATATATCACGATGGAAGCTGATTGGGATACCAATGGTAAAGCAGCTGGAATGATTCGAAATCGTCAAATGGGAGAGAAAGCCACTCATGCAATTCTCTTCTGGGATGGGGAATCACCTGGTACGCGTAATATGATCAGTATCTGTGAAGAGTTAAATGTTACATTACGGATAGTAAAGGTAAAGAAAAATGGCAGTTAGAGAGAAAATCATCCAGCATCTTGCAAGTCGTTTAAATGATATCATTCCGAATACCGATATGGTTAAGGTGTATACTAAACTGATTAACGAAATGTCAGATGCAAAATTAGAAGCTTGGATACAGAGTTTAGAGAATGGGGTATTAGATCAACCAGATTTAAGTAAACCCGCAACATTAGTGACGATTATTGCACCTAACTTAGATAAAAGAAATGATCTTAATATTGAGCGTAATTTGAAGTTAGCAGAAAAGATGGGATACAGTTTCTTTGAACGGTGTTGGTTAACCAATCCTGTTACGGGTCAATGTAGTTTAACTAATCGTCGTTATCTCACCATGTATCTTCCTATACGTCGACAAGCACAAACACTAGATGCGAAGATCAGTTTAGCGGCAGATAATAAACATGTGGATGACTTAACAGGTCAGGTAACAGGGGATTCTAAAGGATCTTCTATTAGTTATCCTGAGTTACAGATGTTAGATGCACAAAACTTGAAAGCAACATTATACGAACTGATGAAGATTCGTGGTGGGGATGAAGAAGCGTTACGTATCTCGACACGTCAATTAATGGAAACCGGTACCTTTAGTCAAGAAGAGCTAAATGGATTAGATAGTGTGGCTAAAGTGAATAAAGCGTTATCAATCTTATTTAAAGGCATGCATATTGGTAATAACCTAGTTGAATAATGAGTGAAGGTGGTGATATAAATGGCACTCGAGATAAATTTCTATACTGAAAAGACATTTGATGAAAACCCATTAATCGAAATTCAAAAGGTCATCGAAGATATGATTGGAAGACCTCATGAACTTCGTACGTTCTGGAATGTAAAGTGTAAACTTTATCAAATATTCATAGACTACTATCGTCGTCATGGTGATGAAGCATTTAGAAAGCTTTACACTTCGATGGGATGTATCGAAGCAAATAAGATACGAAAACTCGATTCAACCAGAGATCTTCTCGAGAGAAGACTTTACTTTCAAATCGATCGTCATTTATTTCTCCTCCATGTTTAATTTATTTTTTTTTATAACAACAAGTAAAATCAATGTAATAAGGATATAAAAATGTCTTACTATACTTTTATTGATATCGATACCATCATGGATGAAATTCGTGAAATTGTAGACCAATACGATAGTGGTGAATACGATGAAAACAATATGAAGCGATTAAAAAATCAACTTCAAAAGAAACTTAAAGAAGTGTATCGAAATTGTGAGTCTTATGAATTTGAAACACTCTATCAGAACTTAGGTTGTGATGAAGTAGATGAAATGGATCGAGTAAATTATCCTGAGGATATCGATGGTGGTGTTTTCTATTTAGAATTACCCCGTATGATTCTTCGATTTGATTTATCACAATATTACGCTTGTCAATAACTATGGATACCTCACACTTACCTTCTTTTAGAAGACTTTCTCATCAAATTACCCTGATTGAAAATATGCATCCTAAAACGAAGCAGATCATCGAAGAAGACCTTAAAGAGCTATACTTGAATAATCTATTAGGTGATCTGAATGAATGCATCTATGCTAACGTAGTGAGCTTTAATGAGCATGAACGTAAATATACCGAAGTACATAAATGTTTAAAGCAACTATTCTATCGTTTATTAGTTCAACATCCAGAGTGGTTTGATGAGTTCTTAAAAAGAGCTGAAATAGAATCCTTTCGACCAATACATCTCTTAACGAAGTTTAAAGATGAATACGTTTATCGTTATCGTGGTCGAAGATATTATTTAAAACGTCTCTATGAATTAGATACGGTCTTACCTCAATATTACGAATAACAAGGAAACCCCATTATGAATCCAACCAATGACTTTGATTATAATAGCTATCTCTATACGGATGTATTAAAACAGTTGGTGAGAGATTATCTCAAGAATCTAACCGTGAATATACCAGATCCTAAGAATGATACAGCGCATCAGAAAGCGATTCAAATCATTGATGATGTGGAAGCCTTCTTAGTGAGTTATAGTCTATCCTCTAACTTCTTTATGGTATTACAACCGAATAGTACTAGAGCATTATGGACAACATTACGAGATGATCGAATGATTAATGTCTTTTCATTTATCACACATTTAACTATTCGAATGAAATTGATCTATGGTGAACGTTGGGGTAATGTCATTGAAGATACGGCTAGTGCATTTGATCTCATGTATAACTATCAAAAGAAACCAGCATGGACAAATGCACAGAATTGTGAGATCGACCAAGACCTATTAGTCAGTTTACCTACGAGAGAAAATATCATTGAATTATTTAATCGAAATGGTTGGTTGGTTGTCATTGCATTAATTACATTAATGGGTAGTTATAAATGAAAAAGTATTTCTGTGGATTAGATGAACTGTTTGATACTAGATTAGGGTTGATTAGTTTAATTAAACCTGAGGTAGCACAAAAGATCTTTGAGACACAAGGTGAAGAGTATCTCTATCGCATGCATGATGAGTATTTCTGGAAATGTTTAAATATTACAGAAGAAGAATGGTATCGTTATTGGGATCAGCGCAATGTGAATGTGTTACGCAATAGTTTACGTACCCACATCATCAGTGTGATTGCAGATAGCATCATGACGTATTATAACGATCGTGAAGAAGCGTTATCTTCTAAAAAGGTTACTTTAACGTTAAACCTCTATCCGTATCAATTAAATGAAGATGAACTAGATACCTTAAAAGAAGTGATCTTAGAACATATTCCCGTATTGAAAGATGTGGAATACGTAAGTTATACTTTACACCAATTAACGGCTAATGTATTAAAAGAATACGATGAATGTTATCTATACGAATATCATCGTTGGATGGATATCCATGGAAAGGTGTTAAGAGATATGATGTTGACAGGGATTACATTAAGAGTTCCTCGATTATTCTATCAAGTACCTACGGATGAAGAATATCAAGAAGTGATGAATACCCCTGAAGGGAAAAAGATTATCGAATTAGATATCTTTAAATTAACCGAAGCTGCTATGTCCATGAAGATACAAGTCACGCATATAGCAGCTTCTGATTTTAGTGTGGCATTATTCCCACCGATTCATAAATCCAGTGAGATTAAGGATCTGGATTCTCGACAAGACCCGTCCGAGACTGGAATTGTTGATAAGTCTCTATTTGATCCCCAAGTGTAGTTTCACCTGGAATTAATGCTTTCTGAGGAACTAAACTGATATCCATTACGATATCGGTATTACTGGTTTCTTCTAATCCTCTACCACGTTTACGTGCAGCTTCATTAAGTAGAACAGCAATAT